GGAAAGTAAATGAGAGATTGAAAAATAAAATTCAACCTACAAATGAAAACTTTCCAGGTCCAGGAGAAATAGTAGATGCTAAGGATTTAGATTACGATATGTTAGACTATTTTAATAGAATGAATAAAAAATTATCAATAGATACCAAGACCAAAAAAGGAATACGCGGTTCGGTTGGCAAGATGTATAATGATTTTGTTTTCAATGGAGATACCATAGATAAAAAAGATATATTACAAGTAAAGATACTAGAGTCTAATGTAAATGAGCGATTGAAGAACAAACTTCGTAAGAAAATCAAAGAAATAATTAGAACACATATTATTAAATTAAAGTAAATTTGGAGTGGGTAAAATGAAAAAAATTGTGGTTGTAAAAGACTTAGTATTGGAAAATAGAAAAATGCAAGACGTATTCAAAAAAAGATTGAACGAGGGATTTTTTGATAACGTATTGAAAAAAGTTGGTATGGGTGAACCAGAAAAAGTAAAAGAAAAGAAAGTTTCAACAATGACACCGAAAGAAAAAGAATTATATGACAAAGCAATTGCAGCAGCTGGAACTGCTGCTGAAGATGGGGCATGGGCAGCGTATGAAGCAGAAAAATATGGAGGTGAGGATAAATCACCACTTCTTGGCAAACAAGAAACACCTATGGCACAAGAACTTCAAAAGAAAACTATTGAAGATTACGCAGAGGAACACAATTTGAAAATGAACTTGATAAAACTTAATTTTGATGGCACTATGGATTATGATGGTATCATTAGTTTTTGGCGATTGGTAGAAATGAAAGATGATAAAGGTAATCCTTTATTTGCAATAAAGTATTTAAAAACTTTGTCAATAGGAGCATCAAAAGAAGATCCTTTTGTAAAGTTTGAAAAATTTATGCCACAAGAATGCGATGAAGTTCGGATTGATGGCGGAAAAAATGGTCAGTCTCCTTGGATGGAAAAATACAAAAATAAAGCTGGTGTTATGGAATATGTAAAAAGTAAAACAAAAACAAACAAAGTTACCATTTCTTATGTATTTGATTCCCAAATGGATAGAAATGCAGACTACGATACAGAAATGCGACGATAATATGTTGCAAGGTAAAAATAACAATATGGGAAGTCTTCGGATTTCCCATATTTATTTTATATAAGATTTGAATATTAAACATTAAAACATTATATTTGTACTAACATATTGAACGATATGAGTTCAACATTATTTATTATTTATTAAGGAGTTACATCATGGCTATCAATCTTGATGCAATTAAAAATCGTTTGTCTTCATTAAAAAACACAAACAATCGTGTTTCAAACATTTGGAAACCAGAACCAGGTGAACATCAAATTAGAATTGTTCCCTACGTTCACAACTTAGAAAATCCATTCATTGACCTTTACTTTCATTACAACATAGGGAAGCGTTCAGTTCTTTCTCCTGTAACATACGGTCGTCCTGACCCTATCCTTGAGTTTGCTGAGAAGTTAAAACAAACAGGTGACAAAGAAGATTGGCTAATGGGAAGAAAGCTAGAACCAAAAATGAGAACATATTTACCAGTTATTATTCGTGGGCAAGAATCAGAGGGTGTAAAGTTTTGGGGATTCGGTAAACAAATTTATGAAGAACTATTAACATTCTTCGCTGATGAAGATTACGGTGATTTATCCGATCCTAAAAATGGGCGTGATATTGTAGTTACTGTTAAGTCAGCGGAAGAAGTCGGTAAGTCTTATGCAGAAACATCTATTCGTGTTAAACCAAAACAAACACCACTTACAGAAAATCCTGCAGTTCTTGAAAAAGTTAAACAGCAACCAAAAATGACTGAACTTTATCCAGAGCCTTCTTATGATGAACTTAAATCACAACTTCATTCTTGGATGGGTTCTAACCAAGAAGAATCAGAAGACGTTGTAAAAAAATCTACAAAAAGTACACAAACTAAATCTGTAACTAATGATGAACCTGTAAAGGCAACTGCTAGTGTTGCTTCTTCTTTTGATGACTTATTTTAATAGGGATACACGTTATGGCAAAATCAAAGAGTGATTTATCCGATGAACTCGGTGGAGTCATTGCAGAAACAATAAATAAAAAGTTTAAAGAACAAAACTACAAGACTGCTTATTTTCTTGAGGGTGATAGTGACGCACCTACAATTGTAAAAGAGTGGGTTGGAACTGGTTCAACAATTCTTGATTTGGCAATTTCAAATCGTAAGAATGGTGGATTTCCAGTCGGTAGAGTGTGTGAAATAACAGGACTTGAGCAATCAGGTAAATCATTGTTAGCAGCACATGCATTACTAAACACTCAAAGAAAAGGCGGACTTGCGGTTTACATAGATACAGAAAATGCTATCTCTACTGAATATCTAACCGCAATTGGTTTGAACCTTAAAGATATGCTCTACATTCCATTGGAAACCGTAGAGGATGTGTTTGAAGCAGTTGAGGTTATTATTGAGAAGGTTCGTTCTTCCGATAAAAATAAATTGGTTACGATAGTTATTGATTCTATTGCAGGTGCATCTACTAAAACAGAGATGGCTGCAGATTTTGATAAAGATGGTTATGCTACGGCAAAGGCACTTATCATTTCAAAAGCAATGAGAAAAATAACAAATTTAATCGGTAGAGAACGCATTTGTCTTATTATCACAAATCAACTTCGTCAAAAACTAAATGCTCCTGCATTCTCTGACCCATGGACAACACCAGGTGGTAAAGGCATTCCTTTCCATGCTTCTGTTCGTCTTCGTCTTTCATCAGTCGGTGCTATTAAAGCTAAGATTGAAGGACACGATGAAGTAGTGGGTTCGAGAGTAAAAGCAAAATTAGTAAAGAACAGAGTTGGTCCACCATTACGAGAATGTGAATATGAGATTTATTTTGATTCGGGTATTGACGATTATAGCAGTTGGCTTACTACGATGAAGGATTATAATCTTGTTGCACAAGCAGGTGCTTGGTATTCATGGACAAACAAAGAAACGGGTGAAGTTATTAAATTTCAATCGAAAGACTTTGTTGAAAAAATCATGAACGTTCCAAAATTAAAGGAAATGGTTTATGATGAAATTGCCGAGAAGGTAATTATGAAATACCAACAACTCGATGCTGCTCGTATTGATGAAGTAGTTATTTCAAATCAATCAATTGATGATGAAATATAATGAACAAGTATCAGAAACTACTTCAAGAAATTGAAACCGAGAAAGAACTACAAGATAGTTTACACCGTGATAGTAAGGTTTTGATCGTAGATGGAATGAACTTATTTATAAGAACATTCTCAGCTATTCCTACTCTTAACGAGGATGGGCAACACATTGGCGGTCTCTCTGGTTTTCTCCAATCATTGGCTGCAACAGTCCGCATGGTTAATCCCACGCGGGTTGTTGTGGTGTTTGATGGGAAGGGTGGTTCACAAAGAAGAAAAAAAATATATTCAAATTACAAGGAAGGAAGGGCAATCAAATCTAAATTGAATAGAGTTGCGGGTTTCGAGAATCTTGAGGATGAACAAAAGTCTATGAGGTTTCAGCTGTTTCGTCTGTTTTCATATTTACAAAATTTGCCATTAACCATTATATCAATGGATAATATTGAGGCGGATGATGTGATTGCCTACCTTTCCTTTTATTTTAAAGAAAAATCTGTTATATTATCGAATGATAGAGATTTTTTACAGTTGGTGTCAGAACAAGTTTCTGTGTATTTACCAACGAAAAAAAAGTTATATACACCAGAAAATCTGTTAGAAGAAACTGGAGTATGGTGCGAGAATTTTATTTTATTCAAAGCATTATTAGGCGATAAAAGCGATAACATTAAAGGTATTAACGGTCTTGGTGAAAAAACAATATTGAAACATTTCCCAATGCTTTCAGAAAAAAGAAAAATTGATTTAGATATGTTCGTAGAATTTTGTAAATTGTATGATAATAAATCTAAAGCAATCAATGAACTCAAGAATAATATTAGTATATTAGAAACTAACTATGAGATTATGCAATTACATGATGTTGATATTTCACAAAGTTTCAAATCATCTATACGTGGCATGGTTGATGGAGAAATCCAAGTACTAAATAAAATTGAGTTAGATAAATTATTTATAGCAGATAAATTATACGCTGCTATACCTAATTTTGAATATTGGTTACAAAGAAATTTTGGAAATCTAAATACGATTCGGAATATATATGCAGGATAATTTATCCCAATACGGTCAAACATTTCAAACAAAAGTAATTATATCACTATTAAAAGACAGAGAATTCTTACAACAAGTGTCAGACCTTATAGATCCAACTTATTTTGAATCACAGGCAAACTCTTGGTTGGTTGAGAAGATTATTTCTTATTATGAGAAATATAAAAGTCCACCAACATCAGATGTATTCAAGTCTGAATTACTAACGGTAGAAGATAAAATATTGAAAACAACGGTAGTTGATGCACTTAAACAAGTAAAAAAGTACACAGACAATTCCGATGATGAATATGTTAAAAATACCGTACTTGAATTTTGTAAAAATCAAAAGATGAAAATAGCGATATTAGAATCAGTTGATTTGTTAAGAAGTGGTAAGTATGATTTGATTAAAAAGAAAGTTGATAATGCACTAAAAGCTGGTGCTGATAAAGATATTGGACACGAGTATAAGATAGATGTTATATCTCGCTATGCAGAAGGTGCAAGAGAATGTATTAAAACTGGTTGGAATGTTATTGATGACATTATGAGTGGTGGATTGGCAGCAGGAGAACTTGGTGTGTTAGTTGCTCCAGCAGGTGGTGGTAAGTCATGGGGCTTAGTAAGTTTGGCTGCAAACGCTGTGAAGAACGGTAAGCGTGTTATTTACTATACACTTGAACTGAATCAACATTATGTTGCAAGAAGATTCGATGCTTACTTCACAAAGATTGCTTTCCAAAACTTAGGTGAAGAACACGCACAAGAAAAAATTAAAACAGCTATGGAGAACTTAGCAGGTGAATTAGTTGTTAAGTATTATCCAACAAAAACACCGTCAATCAATACACTAACTTCTCATATTGAGAAATGTATCAGTCAAGGTAAACCACCTGATTTGATTATTATTGATTATGCAGACTTGATTAAACCAGCAAAAGCAGGTGATAAGAGATTAGAACTGAATGATATTTATGAAGATATACGTGGTATTGCAGGTTTATATAAAATTCCAATTTGGACTGCTTCACAAGCAAATCGT